TTCTCTAGGTGTCTCATCATAGAAGATATAGATATTACTATACTTCATACCTTTTTCTACTCTTTGTAATATCTGTTCGCCAATTTCTGGTGTTATTGGTCGTAGGTGTGATACATCATTATTATCAATGTATTCATAATTCTTTACAAAGTTTTTTACTTTACCACGAGCAGCATGTCTGTACATGATATATTCTTTATCATTTTTGTAAAGACCTATTTCATAACCTTTACCATAAAAAACTCTAACTGGTTCGTAATCTCTTATTTTGGGTAATGCCATGGTTCTGCTCTCTTTATATAATGTTTATAGTTTTCTGATATTTCTAAATCTTCCGTCTCTGGTGTCCAATTTAGCCATTTCTTTTCATACCATTCAACACTTGGTTGACTATCTCTATAATATTTAGATGATTGTATTGCCACTTCATGTTTGTATAACATGACTTCTTTTGATAAACAGAAACCATAGTTATAACACCTGATTGTTGAGTGTGCTAAATCTCTTGTATTCCAACACCCTTTTTGTGTTCTATCAGGCGCTCCATTCCACAAGGTAGGACCTTGTCTATTTCTTTTGATATACCATTCGTCTGTTTTCCAAAACTCTATTTGATAAAAAGACATTTCTTTTTCTTTTATATTCCAAATTTCTTTTATCTCATCACCCCAAACCATATCAGGTTCCATCATTAAGACTTGATGAGGTCTAGGATAATATGCACATATCTCATCATACATTTTTTTAAATTGATTGTCTGGTTGGTCATACTCTCTTTCAAATACTGTAACTTTACTATACTTCTTACAAAATTCTCCAACATTCTCATTCATAGGTGGTAGATTTTTACATTCTTTATACCAAGGTTGTTTAGACCAAAAGACGAATATTTTGTCAACATGATTAACAATACTATCTAATGATTTACCTAGGTGGTCTAGTCCGTAGTGTATTCTATAGATAGCATATTTCATGGATATTCTTCTCTATTTATGTATGTCTTTTGTATCCACTTATCAATCTCACTATCTCTAATTCTATAACAACTTATACATTTTAAACCATTATCAATAGCATACCATACTCGTTGATTGCCTCGTAATACTCTATTTTGACTATCAATCAATATAGGATATTTCATGCCATGCATTTTAATACTTTCACATAACTCCTTAAATTGTTTTGTTTGTTCTGGTAATGGGTCTTCTTTTAACTTATGACTTGCACCTGACCATTCTTTATTTAATTTATATACCCATTCTAATTCATATTCATTTATTTCTTCTATCTCTTTTGCAATTAAATTAGGACCTTCAAGTTTATCAATTAATTTTTGTACATTTGCGGCTTCTTCTTCTCGTCTTTTTACCATGTCAGCACGGAAGAATATACCTTTATCAATTGCATATAGATTGCCTTTTGATTGTGTTCTATTACGAGCATATGTATCGTCCATATCACTTTTACCTTTTGAGAAATGCATATGTTCAACTAATATATCAGGTATATAATGTGTTCTATCTAATCTTTTTGCAATATCAAAAACCCATGTATCATTGTAACCAAAGTTAAAACAACCTGGTGCAAAATATCCTACTGTATCATACCATTCTCTACTAATAATAGGAAAGGCACAATGTCTATCAGCATTTATGCCATCATTAAACCATGATACCCATAATGGGTCTTGTTTATATTTTATTGCTAAGTTTTGTATAAGTCTTGTATCCCATTCAGGTGTTCTATAAATTAAATCATCATTACCCATAATCAAAAGATAACTTGTTGACTTGGTTGCAATAATATTCCATGATTGTGAAACTGACATTGGCTCACCAAACTCAAACTCACATTTATAAAATTTATTATATTCTTCATAACAATGTTTTGCTAAAGACTTATATGCCTCTAAACTTGGGTCATCATTATCAACATAAAAATGTAATTCAATATTGCCTGGATTTTTTGCTGTGTTGTAAATTGATTTTATAAATCTTTCACAATTGTTTGGTCTGTTTCTTGTTGGTGTCAAAATAGATATCGTATTATCTTTTATCATACTTGTTGTCCTGTGTACTTTCTTCCATGTTGTAAATGTTCTCTTATAAATTTTTTGCCTTTAGGTCCTGTCCAATGTATAACTTTTTTATCTGGACTATTTCTGCCTTTATTTAGCGATATTCTCAACCATTGATATTCTTGTGGTAATTCTGTTATCTGTGGGTGGGTGTGTCTTCCTACTAAATCTTTCAATGCCTCTTGGTCACCTCTTATACCATCACCTTTGTTTAATCTATTATTCCATGTTTCTAACAAAGATGGTCTATCATTTACTACAATCACACCTGTTGCCCACCAATCGTCTCTTACCCAATCTCTAGTAAGACCTATTGTATCAGGTTTTACTAAATCAAATACATCTGATATATCAGTTAATATTTCGCAATCTACATCTAACCATGCAACTCTTTTTTCAGGTGCTTCTATAACAGCGTGTAATTTGTAGAACCAACCTGATGTTTTATGTTTTTCTAATGGTTTTGATAACCAAATATCAGGATGATTATTTTCGATAATACTTCTTGTCATAGGTGTAATACCAAAATCCCAAACACCTATTGTTTCGTTCTTTACGAATTTCTTTGCATTTTTTATCCACCAGTCAAGTATATCCTCGTGGTTGCTATCTACACCTGTTAGTATCATTTATGTAACTTCACAAAATATTCTGCACTTACACAAACTAATTTAGGGTGATTATTTTTTGAGAATACAACTATAGGTTCATACTTACCAGAATTTTGCTCTGCTTGTTTATATGATTCCCAAATATTAATCTTCTCTTGGTTCTTACATTCAATACTTACAGGTATCTTTTCTCTTGCCGCTCTTGCCATTATTAAGTCTTCGCCGCCTGCACCCATAGACCTACTTTCAATATCTTCAGGATGAATACCTAAAGTTTCTATAAGTAAGTCTCTAAACCATTGTTGTAATCGTCTACCTTTAGCTTTCGCTGATTGTGTCTTCATCATCTATTTCCCATTCACCATCATTATGCAATGCTTCGCCACAGCATGGACAAAATTTTACTGGTAATTCATTTAGTACCTTTATCTTAAATTCTGCCTCACACTCCTCACAAATTATCATAATGCAAATCCTTTGAAACTGTCCTTTTCGACATCTTGTTTAATACCACCAACAACATAACTTTCTATCTCCGTTTCTTGTGGAGCATTTTGAAGACCTCTACTATTTAACCAATGCTCTGTCCATGGTAATGGATTTTGATTAGCAGGTTGGTCGTATAATGGTTTTAGTCCTATTGCTCTCATTCGTTTATTGGCAATCCATTCAACATAGTTAGATAATAATTTTGTATTTAAACCTATCATACTACCATCTTTAAATAGATATTCTGCCCACCTTTTCTCTTGGTCTACAGCGTCTTTATACATTTGAATGACATGTTGTTCTTCTTCTTTAATGACTTGTAACATTTGCTTATCACCTTCATTCTTCATATAGTTTTTAATTATATGTTGACTTACTGCAAGATGTTGACTTTCGTCTCTTGCAATTAGTGATATAATCTTTGCACTTCCTTCCATGAGTTTTAATTCACCAAAAGAAAATGTACATGCAAATGAAACATAAAATCTTATGCCTTCTAATATATTCACATTAATTAAAGCACGCCAAAGTTTTCTTTTTACTTCTTTTAGGTCACCTTCTCTATTAAGTACCCATCTTTGACCGTCATTAATTAATTCATCATAAGTTTTTGTAACTGCTTCTGCTCTTTCTGTGATATACTTATCTTTTAATATCTCATCAAAAACTTCACCAGGATTACTGTAAACATTTTTTATTATGTATGTATAAGACCTGGAATGTATAGATTCCATAAAGTCCCATACCAATATACATCCTTCTATTTCTGGTAAAGAACAGAAAGGTAAAAATGCTAAACATGGACCACGCCCTTGTACACTATCTAATAATGTTTGATATCTTAAATTACTTGTAAATATATGTTTTTGTTCTGGTCGTAATTCTGCCCAATCATTTCTATCTTTTTGTAAAGATACTTCTTGTGGTCGCCAAAACAAACCTAATTGATGGTCTGTTAGTTTATCAAAAACAGGATACTTAAATGTATCATACCGTTGTACTCCATTGTCTTCACCAAAAAACATAGGTTGTTTAGTGAAATCTACTTTTGCATTTTTATTATAGACACTCTTACTCATTCATTCTCCTTACCGTCATAGTCTAAACTAGGGTCAACATTTTCATATTGTATTACTAGTTTATATAGTTTTTCTCCTTCGTTCACGCTATCAATTGACCACCAATTTTCTAGTCCATCAAACATTATAACATAACCTGGTTTAGGATAAACCGTACTACCTACAAATTTATAGGCACCACCAGATACTTTGTTTAATGGAATGTGTATGTTTAATCTGTTCCATGCTTTTTCATTATCCCATTCTTTAACATTACCATTGTAGTGTTTTTCTAAATGTATATACCTTACTTTCAAATCATTTTTACCTGTAAAGTAAGTATAGTTATTAATTATCTGAGCATATTGTGTTAATATTCTGGATACAAATAAAGTATTATCGTCTATTTCTTCTGGTAAATCAAACCAACTTATAACTTCCGTACCGTATTTGTCTATTTGTCTTAAATTAATATTCTTTTCATAGATATTAATAAGATGTTCCATTTCTCTTTTTTCAAATTTATTTTCAATAACTGTAATCATGCTTTGTCCTTAAAAAATACTGATACTGTAAATCTATATTGAGGTCCACTAAATGATTGTGGACGAATACTATGTGGTTCTGTACCATCAAACATTAATAATCTTCCTGGTACATAATCATATGCCATTTTACAGTTTCTTTGGTCATCATAAAATAATGTTTCGCCTGCCCAACCATCTTGCCATTCTAAATTAGCATAGTATAATACAATATTTGAACCTTCGCCATGTGTATGTGTATAGTAATGGTCACCAGGTTTTGTTAGATTGACCATACAATAATCAAAGTTATCAAATGATTGTATGTTATCTATGTAAGGATAAAGTTTAGAGTTTCTTATATCGTCAATACTCCACTTACTATGTAAATCAAACTTTTCAATATCGTTTCTATCTTGCCAACCTTTTAACTCAAATGTTGAATTGATAATAAAATTATATACATCAGATTGTACATGATAAGGTACTTTGTTATCAAAAACTTTTATCATATAGCACAGCTCTCACAATATTCCTCATATTCTTCCTTTGAATTAAATTCTTGTCTAGTTTTTAATTCTTGTTCAGGACCTCCTATACTATGAGCAGGTTCATCATTATCACTTTTACTATCATATGTATTTTGATAATAAGATGTTTTCCAACCTAGTTTATATGTAGTCAACAAATCTTTTGCCATAACTGAAATAGGGACTTCATTACCCTCATACTGTTCAGGATTATATGACCAGTTACCAGATATCGCTTGGTCAAAATACTTTTGCATAACTGCAACTATATTAATATAACCTTCGTTACCAGGCATATCCCATAGTAAAGTGTAATAATTTTTTAGATTAGGGTAACCAGGTACTATTTGTTTAAGTGGTCCTTTTTTACTTTTCTTAATAGACAAGTAGTCTCTGGGCGGTTCAATACCATTCGTTTCATTTGACACCACAGACGAACTTTCACTAGGCATTTGTGCTGACAATGTGGAATGTCGTAGTCCGGTTTCTTTGATACTCTTTCCAAGAGCAGTCCAATCATAACTCAACTTTCTTTTAACTAGTGTATCAACATCTTTCTTATAAGTGTCAATAGGTAGTATACCATCTGAATATTTAGTCTTATCAAAGTATTCACAAGCACCTTTCTCTTTTGCTATTTCGTTACTTGATTTAAGTAAATAATATTGGAATGCTTCAGTATATTCATCAATTAATCTCCATGCCTCTTTACTTTCATACTTAACTTTGTTCTTTGCTAAGAAGTGTGCCAGACCAATATAACCAACGCCTAAACTACGCCTTGCTTTTGTTGATATCTCTGCTGCCTTAACTGGATATTGTTGGAGGTCAATCAACTCCTCTAGTCCTCGTACAGATAAATCACATAGTCCTTCTAACTCTTCCTTATCTGAAATTGAACCCATATTTATAGCAGATAGAATACATAATGCAATCTCTCCTTCGCCATCAATGTGTTGTAATGGGTCTGTAGGTAGTGTTATTTCCTGACATAAATTTGACATTCTTACCATGTCTTTAAAACTAGAATGAGTATTACAATGGTCAATATTCATTATGTAAATACGACCTGTTTCTGCTCTTTCTTTTAAGATATCACCAAATAATTTTTGAGCAGATACCTTCTTTTTCTTTACACTAGTTTTTCTTTCATACATCATATACATTTCATCAAACTCTTCCGTACCAAAAGCGTCATATAGACCTGGTGCTTCATGTGGTGAGAATAAAGTTATATCTTCACCTTGTATAAATCTTTCGTAAAATATTTTTGATATTTGTATAGAGTAGTCTAGTTTTCTAACTCTATTATCTTCCGTACCTTTATTGTTCTTTAAAACAATAATATCTTCTATCTCTTGGTGCCAGATAGGAAAGTGTACAGTCGCTGACCCGCCTCGTACACCGTTTTGTGTACAGCATTTAACGGTTGCTTCAAATTTTTTGAGAAAAGGGACAACGCCAGTATGCTGGACTTCTCCACCCCTAATCTTACTGTTGATTCCACGGATTCTCCCAGCGTTGATACCAATTCCTGCCCTTTGGGAAACATAACGCCCAATAGCCATGTCGCTAGAGAAAATGCTAGGCAAAGTGTCATCACTATCGACCAAAACACAACTAGCAAACTGGCGAAGAGGAGTACGAACACCAGCCATAACAGGTGTGGGAATATTGATAAGATGATTTGAAATCGCATTATAATATTTTTTAACATAACTCATTCTCCTTTCTTTATCATAATTTCTGAATAATGTTGCCGCTATCATCATATACATGAATTGCGGTGTTTCAAATATAGACCCATTTGAACGGTCTTGTACTAGGTACTTATCTATAACTTGACGAATACCTGCATAAGAAAATAAATAATCTCTATCATGCTTTATAAAACCGTTCATTTGGTCTAATTCATCCTCATCATACCAGTTTACAATTTCTTTGTCATAGACACCTAACTCAATACATTTCTGTACATGTTCTTTTACTGTTGGGTGGTCCCATAATTTGTGATGGAGAGATTTTCGAAGACTAAAGAGTAACAATCTTGCCGCTACATATTGATAGTTAGGATTTTCTAATGAAATTAAATCTGAAGCTGACCTTATAAGAATTTGTTGTATTTGGTCAGTAGGAATGTTATCGTAAAATTGTAAACCACTATTCATTTCAACTAGTGATGAAGAAACACCTGTTATATCTTCACAAGCATATTCTACCATATCGTGGATTTTATCAATGTTAAGAGGTTCTCTACCTCTCCC